CGGCGTTTTCGTCGGTTGCTCCTTCACGAACGCACAAGGCCAAATCATTTACTCTCAGTACTACCCTGCCAACACAGCTTCTGTGCAAGGCTCTGCTATTACTGCGTACGTAATTGATGACGACCGCGCTGTGTTCCAAGTGCAAGCTAACGGCTCAATGGCTCAAACCACTTTGGGCATGAACGTGAATCTGAGCGCTGTTCAGAGCACTTCAACAGGCTCTACGACCACTGGTAATTCCACTACGGCTGTTAGCTCTACTGCTGCTGCCACTTCTGGTATTGCTTTCCGTGTTGTCGGTTTTGCAGACACCCCCGGCTTCTCACAAGTTGGCGATGCCTTCACCGACATCTTGGTCAAGTTCAATCCCGGCGCACATTCATACAGCAACGCCACCGGCGTAGCATAAGGAGTAACTAACCATGGCAATTTCACGCGCACAACTACTTAAAGAGCTGCTCCCCGGCCTGAACGCTTTGTTCGGTTTAGAGTACGCACGCTACGGCGAAGAGCACAAAGAAATCTACGAAACAGAGAAATCTGAGCGTAGCTTCGAAGAAGAGACAAAGCTTGCTGGCTTTGGTTCTGCTCCCGTCAAGAATGAAGGTCAAGCCATTGCTTATGACAATGCGCAAGAAGCCTTCACCGCTCGCTACAACCACGAGACTATCGCTCTGGGCTTCAGTATCACTGAAGAAGCTGTGGAAGATAACCTGTATGACTCTTTGTCTGCACGTTACACCAAGGCTTTGGCCCGCGCTATGTCTTACACCAAGCAAGTTAAAGCCGCTTCCGTTATCAACAACGGTTTCAGCGGTAGCTATCTTGGCGGTGACGGCGTTTCTTTGTTCGGTGTTAACTCCTCTAGCGCCCGTGTTGGTCACCCACTCGTTAACGGTGGTGTGAACTTCAACAGCCCAACTACTGGTGTTGACTTGAACGAAACCTCTTTGGAAAATGCTGTGATTCAAATCGCTGCATGGACTGATGAGCGCGGTCTGTTGATCGCCGCTAAGCCCCGTAAGATGGTGATTCCTCCAGCACTGATGTTCGTTGCCAAGCGCTTGCTTGACACCGAGTTGCGTGTTCAAACTGCTGACAACGATATCAACGCGTTGAAGCAAATGGGTGCAATCCCAGAAGGTTATACCGTTAACCACTTCTTGACCGACAGCAACGGCTGGTATTTGATTACCGACGTGCCAAACGGCATGAAGCACTTTGAGCGTATGCCTTTGGCTAACTCAATGGACGGTGACTTCGATACTGGTAACGTCCGTTACAAGGCTCGTGAGCGTTACAGCTTCGGCTGGTCTGATCCCCTCGGCATGTGGGGTTCTGCAGGCGCGTAATGCGTAAGGCGTTGGCGGTGTGGTGAGTACACACAGATCGACAAGACTAGGATGCTGGGTTTGAATCCCAGACAACGCCACTAAAAAGCTCCTTCGGGGGCTTTTTTATTTGTTGCATGTGTTTTTTATTTGGTGTATATTGCAATCAATCCGGGCTTATCCGGTGTTCTTACAGTCCCGGCTGACGACATGCAGATAGAACACCCCAACTTGCATGTAAGGAAATATCATGGCAAATACCACATTCAACGGCCCAGTACGGTCGCAAAACGGCTTTCAGTCCATCAGCATTAACAGCACTACCGGTGCCGTTACAGTCAACGCTACGTTTGGCGCAGCCACCAGCGTTACAGATTTGACCACCACAAATCTGGTTTTCACCGATCAAAACCACCCCACAAAAGCCGCGCTTACCGCAACGGCTACCCTCACTGCAGCACAAGTTGCAACTGGCTACATCACAGTAACTTCAGCCTCTGCTGTAACTCTCACACTGCCTACAGGCACATTGCTTGGCGCGGCTCTTGGTGCGACCCAAGGTACTGTGTTGGAGTTGTACATTGACAACACCGCAAGCACAAGCTCAGGCGCTGTGACTGTGGCCGTAGCTACAAACGGTATCTTGTCTAGCGCTGCCGCTGACACCCCCGGTAGCTTTGGTGATTTGACAATTCCCGTTGGTGCAACAGGTTTGGCTCGTTTCACCATCATGTTCTCTAGCGCAACAGCGTACGTGTTTACCCGTACTGCCTAATCAACCCAAGGGGCTTCGGCCCCGTTTTTAAAGGAGATTGATTATGACGATGCAATATGACGTAAAGTCGGCGCACCTAGACCAAAGCGGCTTCATGGTGCCATACCCTACACGGGTCAAAGCTATATCTTACACAGGGGGTGGAGTTGCGGGGTATGTAACCTTGTTTGACACCACATCAACCCCTGTTTCTGCCAGCGTGACTTATGGGCGTTCTGGTACTACTGTAACGGTAACCAAAACTGCTCATGGTTTGATTACGGGTGACGTCATTGGTATCCATTTTCAGAGTGGCACGGGCGGTGCAGCAACTGATGGTACATACACCATAACCCGTACTGGCGCAGACACATTTACGTTGACTGACATTAACAGCGGTACTATTACTGCAACTCCAGCGGCTGTTTATGCGGTTGGTAAGTGGTTGGTGACCTATCAAGCAACGGCTGAAGATTATTTCTTCAACGGCTTTCCAATCCCCGGTGAAGGTGTTCGTGCATACAACGGCGTGTACGCATATCTTTCCGGTTTAAGTGCGGTGAATATTTATTATGGCTAAGACACCAGCATGGCAACGCAAAGAGGGCAAGTCCGAGAAGGGCGGCTTGAACGCCAAGGGACGGGCCTCGTACAACAAGGCAAACCCCGGCAAGCCGGGCTTGAAGCGTCCTCAACCAGAGGGCGGCAAACGCCGCGACTCTTTCTGCGCCCGTATGGAAGGCATGAAGAAGAAGCTGACCGGAGAGAAGGCCAAGAAAGACCCGAACTCCCGCATAAACAAAAGCCTTCGGGCTTGGAACTGCTGATATGAGCGACGCTATTCAAACCGCCAGAGAGTTAGCCACGCATGCGTCTGACATCAAGCACTTGCAAGATGACATGGACAAGATGCTGGACAACATGAAAACTATTCAGGCAACACTAGCGGCTATTGACAAAACATTGTCTGAAGCCAAAGGTGGCTGGAAAGTTTTAATGTTAGTTGGCGGGGCTAGTAGCGTTGTAGGCGCAGGTTTGGTTCAGCTTGTTAATTGGTATGCAGGAGGTAAGTGATGCCTAGCACTAGCAAGAAACAACACAATTTCATGGCGGCAATAGCGCACAACCCTGCGTTTGCCAAAAAAGTTGGAATACCGCAAAGCGTTGGAAAAGACTTCAACGATGCGGATAAGGGTAAGAAGTTTGGTTCTGGCGGGAAAACCCGTGCGGATGTTCAAAGTGTAAATAAGCCAAAAACCAATCACGGGAAAATGGCTCTTTTTAAAGAAGGTGGGAATATCATGGCTACAAAAAACAACGGCATCACTACTGCCAAAATGGGTTCAGTGCGTACAGCGGCTCCTAGCCGTGATGGTCTTGCTTCTAAAGGCAAGACCAAAGGCACTATGGTTAAGATGTCTGGTTCCACGCCCTTGGGTATGAAAAAGGGCGGCATGACCAAGAAGATGAACATGGGCGGCAAGACCTGCTAATGTCATGATGGCGAGTCGCGGTATGGGGGACATCAATCCCTCAAAGATGCCAAGCGGCAAGCGTAAGGCTCGCCGTGATGATACTGACTTCACCCAATACAAAGAGGGTGGTAGCGTCAATGCTGCTGGCAATTACACAAAGCCCGGTCTTCGCAAGAAGATTGTGTCTCAAGTAAAAGCCGCAGCAACTCATGGCACTGGCGCAGGTCAGTGGTCGGCTCGTAAAGCTCAGCTAGTTGCCAAGAAGTACAAGGCGGCTGGCGGGGGTTACCGAGATTGAAAGCGCCTCAAAAATCATTGAAGGATTGGGGCGACCAAAAATGGAGAACCAAAAGTGGCAAACGCTCTTCTGACACGGGTGAAAGATACCTTCCAAGCGCTGCGATTAAAAGTCTCAGCCCTAGTGAGTACGCTGCGACGACCAAAGCCAAGCGAGCTGGAAAAAAAGCCGGAAAGCAATTCGTAGCGCAACCTAAAACTATTGCAAAAAAGACCGCAGGGTTTAGATAAAAGGAACCATCATGAGCCCAGCATTTGGAAACCCAACAGGCACGTTCGCGCAACAGTCGCAGAACAATAAAATGTCTCAGCCTTTTGGTGGGCAAAATGGCCAGCCGCAACAAGGTTTTGGCGGTCAACAACAAGGCGGTCTTGGCGGCATGTTTGGCGGTCAACAACAAGGCGGCTTTGGTGGCTTCGGTGGTCAGCAAGGCGGCTTTGGTATGCCTCAGATGCAAAGTCCCTACGGCCCACAACAAGGTGGCTTTGGTGGTTTTGGTGGTGGCTTTGGCGGTGGTTTTAACCCATACCAACAGCAGATGCAAAGTCCCTATGGCCCACAGATGGGCGGCTTTGGTGGTGGCTTTGGCGGCGGGTTCGGTGGTGGCTTTGGCGGCATGATGGGCGGCGGTTTTAACCCATACCAACAAGGCATGATGGGGGGCTTTGGCGGCATGATGGGCGGTTTTAATCCGTACCAACAGCAGATGCAGAGTCCTTACGGCCCTCAGATGGGCGGCTACGGCGGTGGCTTTGGTGGTGGCATGGGCGGCTTTGGCCGTGGTAGAGGTCGCGGTATGGGCGGTTTTGGTGACCAGCAACAACGTAGCTACGAAGAGTACGCTGGTTCACCCACACAAGAATTGAAGATGCCGCGTGAGCAATATGAAGCTCAACAGGGCATGTTCTCTGGCAATAGACCTGATCCAAGGATGCGTGCTGATATACCGCGCCAACTAAGTGGAACACCTCAACCGGTAGAGAATATGCCCCAACAGTACAGCCCTGAAGAGTACTTGAAGCGAGGCTTACAAATGCAGGCGCAAAACGCAGCTATGAACAATAGGGGCGGTATAGAAGCAAGACCTCAGTACCAAGATTCAAATACGATGAGTGCCGCTGTTATGCCTACCATGGGTACTATGGACAGACCCGGAAATTATGGCCGTAACTCTGATGTAATGTCTAGTTTCTCAAGATTGTTTGGATAACACATGACCATCTCAGGAACAGCAAATTTCAACCTCGATCTTTCTGAGATCGTTGAAGAGGCGTTTGAGCGTTGTGGCTCAGAACTGCGCACGGGCTATGACCTGCGCACGGCTCGTCGTTCCTTGAACTTAATGTTTGCTGACTGGGCAAACCGCGGTATCAACATGTGGACATTTGAGCAGGGCACGATCAACCTGACTCCGGGCTTAGCTACCTACGCTTTGCCAACAGACACAGTGGATTTGCTGGAGCATGTGATTCGTACAGGAGCCGGTAGCGCGTCTACCCAAGCTGACTTGACCATCACACGTATCAGTGTTTCTACGTACGCCACGATCCCAAACAAGCTTCAGCAAGCTCGCCCCATTCAGTTGTGGTTTCAGCGCTTGGATGGCCAGCGTTCGGCAATTGGTACAACCTTGTCGTCTACCATCACATCAACAGACACAACCATCACAGTAGCTTCTACTGCGGGTTTGGCAACCACAGGTTTTGTGTTGATTGGGACAGAGACCATCAACTACGGCTCCGTCAGCGGCAACCAACTGCTGTACTGCACACGCGGTCAGGCAGGAACAACGGCAGCAGCTCACACTGCAGGCGCACCTGTGTACGCACAGAACTTGCCCTCTGTTACTGTGTGGCCAACCCCAGACAACAGCCAGACGTACCAACTCGTGTACTGGCGCATGCGCCGTATTGATGATGCTGGCGGCGGTGTAAACACAATGGATGTGCCGTTCAGATTTTTGAACTGCATGGTTGCAGGTTTGGCGTATTACTTGGCTTTGAAGATTCCCGATGGGGCGCAGCGCCTTGATGTCTTGAAAGCTCAGTACGATGAGGCTTGGCAGTTGGCGTCTGATGAAGACCGCGAAAAGGCTGCTGTTCGTTTTGTGCCTCGTCAGATGTTCATTGGAAGCGGTACGTAAATGGGCAATCGGTTTGCTTCTGGGAAAAACAGTATCGCCATGTGCGATCGCTGTGGCTTTCAGTTCAAGTTAACTGCCTTGAAGAAAGAAGTTCTCAAGACAAAGCTTTACAATTTGCTTGTGTGCCCTACGTGTTGGGATCCAGATCAGCCGCAGTTGCAGTTGGGTATGTATCCAGTAGATGACCCCCAAGCAGTGCGTAATCCTCGGCGGGACACAACGTACGTAACCGCTGGCCCGAACTCGCAAGGTTCTTTGACGGGTGGTTCACGAGACATTCAATGGGGCTGGAACCCTGTTGGTGGGTCGAGAAATTTTGACAATGGACTAACGCCAAACTACTTGGCATTAGCGGTGCAAGTTGGTACAGTAACGATAGCGATTTCATAGGAGCCTGAAATGGACAAAAAAGATTTAGCCCAAGATAAGAAGATGATTAAGTCTGCTGTAGGTAAGCATGAGAAAAACATGCACCCCGGCAAAAAGCCTACAAAGCTTAAAGCTGGTGGCAAGACCAACAGCGACATGCTGAAATACGGTCGCAACATGGCCAAGGTGATGAACCAGCGCTCTGTTGGTCGTGGAGGCTAAGATGGCCACATACAAGCAACCCACAAAAGTTGCCAACGTTATCGTTGGTGAGATGCCTGTCAAGCAAGCTTTGAAAGCTAACCAATCGTTGGCCAATGAGCGTAGCAACCCTTACGAGGGCACTAAAACTTCTGGCATTAAAATTCGCGGTACTGGATGCGCCACCAAAGGCGTGATGGCTCGCGGCCCAATGGCGTAAAACATGAACTACACTGAGCTTGTAACTGCGGTCTCCGATTACACGGAGAATACGTTTGAGACCTCTGAGATGAACACGTTCATCGAGCAGGCTGAGCAGCGCATTTACAACTCGGTTCAGTTCCCTTCCATTCGCAAGAATGTGACTGGTCAGACAACAACAAGCAATAAATATTTGCAGTGCCCGTCAGACTTCTTGGCGGTGTACTCTGTGGCTGTTGTTACAGATGTGACAGGTGGGGATATAAACACCGGTACGTACGAGTATTTACTTAACAAAGACGTTAACTTTATCCGTCAAGCGTACCCAACCCCAAATGATACTGGCACCCCCAAGTACTACGCACTGTTTGGCCCACGTTCTGATGACGAGACAGAGTTGTCTTTTATTCTTGGCCCAACACCTGATGCGCAGTATTACGTTGAACTGCACTATTACTACTACCCAGAGTCTATCGTGACTGCAGGCACCTCATGGCTTGGCGATAACTTTGACTCGGTATTGCTGTACGGCACACTGGTAGAAGCGTACACATTCATGAAGGGTGAGACCGACATGATGCAGTTGTATGACGGCAAGTACAAAGAAGCTCTTCAGTTGGCCAAGCGTTTGGGTGATGGTCTGGAGCGTTCTGACAGCTACAGAAGCGGGCAGTATCGTGTGGCACCGCTACCTCAGAATAGAGGAGTGGTATGAGTATTGTTCAGACCGCCACCACATCGTTTAAGACCGAGCTATTGCAGGCGGTTCACAACTTTGGCCCCACATCGCCCAACACTTTCAAGATTGCGCTGTACACAGCCGCGGCTGATCTGAACGCTACGACCACGGTGTACACAACACTAAATGAAGTCGTAGGCACGGGGTATACGGCAGGCGGCAACACTTTGGTTATCAGCGTCTCGCCTACGGCAAGCGACAACAGCTATAGCATCCCAACGGCTTTCATCTCGTTTGCCAACACATCGTGGGCAGCAGCTTCGTTTACGGCTAGAGCCGCGCTAATTTACAACGCCACACAGGGCAACAAGTCTGTGGCCATCCTTGACTTTGGCTCTGACAAGACAGTCAACGGCACGGCATTCAACATTGAATTCCCAATAGCCAACTCAAACAGCGCCATTGTGCGCATCTCTTAAGGACACACCATGACCACAGAAAAACTCAAAGTAACCGATCACATTTCTAGCGGTTTTATTGCCGGTACTAAATCGGGCGAAGAAGCTAAAGCTACAGGTGTTTACCACATTGAGTGCCACGATAAAGATGGTAACTTGAAGTGGTCTGCTGACTCTAAGAACTTGGTAGTTAACGCTGGTCTGGCTTACATGGCTGGCACGGCTCTAACTTCTGTTGCCCAGATCACCACTTGGTACATTGGCCTGTATGGTTCTGGTGCGTCCAATACACCTGCTGCTGGAGACACCATGTCTTCTCACGCTGGCTGGACTGAAGTTACTGATTACAGCAACGCTACTCGTGTGGCTGCTACTTTTGTTACAGCGACAACTGCTAACCCATCTGTGGTGACTAACGCAGCTTCTCCAGCAACATTTAACATCAACGGCACAACAACTGTTGGCGGTGCGTTTTTGACTAGCGGTAGTGCTAAAGGCGGTACGACTGGTACGTTGTTCTCAGCGGCTGACTTCAGTGCGCCCGGTGATCGTTCGGTTGTGTCTGGCGACATCATTTCTGTAACGTACACATTCAGCCTCGCTGCTTGAGGTCTAAATGGCTGAAGGCGGCTGGGGTTCTGGCACATGGGGTCAGGCTGGCTGGGGTGATTCAGTCTATGACCGGAGTGTTGCTGAAACTGCGACAGGGACAGATGCCGACTCTTCAGTTGTTAGTGTTCTGGCTAGTGTTGCTGAGACAGCTACCGGCTCGGATGCAATTAGTTCGTTGGTTACGGTTCCCGCTTCGGTATCAGAGACAAGTACAGGCTCAGACGCAATAAGTGCAAAGGCCACATTTAGGTCTGCGGTCAGTGAGTCAAGCACGGGATCGGATGCGATTAGTGCTATCCCAACGTATGGGGTATCTGTTTCTGAGACGGCTACTGGGTCTGATGTGGATGCGGCATTTGCTAACTTCTTGGGTCAGATTCTTGAGACGGCAACGGGTACAGATGCGACTGCATCAGCGTTCACATTCTTGGCGTATATTGTTGAGAGTGCGACTGGATCTGATGCGGTATCGAGCAGTTTTGCTGTTAATGCATCGGTCAGTGAGTCGGCCAGTGGAAGTGATGTGGTTAGTTCCATCCCGACATACGGGGTGTCAGTCAATGAGACTGCAACAGGAGCTGATGTAGCGCAGGCGCTGGCTTTGTTTAGGGCTTCAGTTGTGGAGCTGGCAACGATATCGGATTTGATAGTTGGGCGGCCTTTGTGGGAAATTATTGATGACACGCAGACCGCAAACTGGCAAAATATCAACAACGTGCAGTCTTCGGGCTGGGCACAGATTGACAACACTCAAAGCGCTGGGTGGAATCAAATCGACACAAATTAGGAGCATTGAATGACTACAGCATATACATCACTCTTAGGTCTGGCACTTCCAGTCACAGGCGAATTGAGCGGCACTTGGGGTGACACTGTAAACAACAGCATTACATCTCTTCTCGACACCTCTGTTGCGGGTACAACCAACGTTAGTACTGACGGCGATGTCACACTGACCACAACCACAGGCGCTGCGAATACGGCTCGTCAAGCCATCCTCTTGTTCTCAGGCGCACGTACGGCATTGCGTACGGTTACAGCGCCAGCCCAGTCAAAGGTTTATACGGTTATCAACGCCACCACAGGCGGCTTCTCTGTTAAGTTGGTTGGTGTTGGCCCAACAACTGGTGTGACCATTGTTGCTGGTGAGTCTGCTGTTTGTGCATGGAATGGTTCTGACTTTATCAAGATCAGCAATACAGGCGGTTCAGCTTCGTTCACCAACGTCACTGTTACAGGCACAACCACGCTTTCTGGCCTGACTGCTTCTACAGCGCTGGCATTGGATGCAAGCAAGAACGTAGTGAGCGTGACGAATACGGGTACAGGCAACAACGTCTTGTCTGCTTCGCCCACATTGACTGGTACTGTTGCTGGCGCAAGCTTGTCGCTAAGCTCTTTGACTTCTGGTCGCGTAACTTACGCAGGAGCGTCTGGTCTTCTCCAAGACTCTGCCAACCTGTTGTACTCTGGTACTGACTTGACTGTTTATGGTCTAACAGTAGGCCGTGGTGCTGGTGCTGTGTCTACCAATACTGCGGTGGGTGCTAGTGCTTTGGTGGCTAATACTAGCGGTTTTGATTCTACTGCCGCAGGTTACTTTGCATTAAAAGCACAGACCAGCGCAAACGGCAACACAGGATTTGGTCGTTCTGTTTTAGAGTTAAATGCTTCTGGAATTTCAAATACTGGCGTAGGGGCATATGCTTTAGGTAGCGGAACTTCTGGCGACAGCAATTCTGCTTTTGGTAAAAATGCGCTTTACACAAATACGGGTAGTAACAATACTGCTCTTGGGGCACAGGCTTTACAGCTTAACACCACAGCATCAAACAACACTGCTGTAGGTTATCAGGCGGGGTATGCAAATACTACTGGCGGCAACAACGTAGCTGTGGGTAAAGAAGCCTTGTATTCCAACACCACAGCAGGTAACAACACAGGAGTAGGATTTAGAGCGGTTTACTCAAATACAACTGGCGCACAAAATCTAGGCGTTGGTGTTGAAGCATTGGCATCTAACACAACTGGTTCTAACAACGTAGCTTTTGGCAGTTCTAATTACGGAACAACTTATGGAACTTTGTCTAGCAACACAACAGGTGCATCTAATACAGCGTTAGGAAATCAAGCCCTTGCTCAAAACACCACAGCCTCCAACAATACTGCTGTAGGTTATCAGGCTGGATATTCAAACGTAACTGGCCCAGAAGTGACTGCTGTGGGCTATCAAGCAGGGTATAGATCAACTGCGGGTTACAGCACCTTTGTTGGGCACGGCTCTGGTGTAAACCAATCAACGGGGGATGGCAATACCTATGTTGGTCGTGGGATTACTGGCAATGCTGCCGCTGGTGCGTCTACTGGTTCAAATAACACTGCAATGGGTAACTTTGCCCTATCTAATGTTACTAGCGGCTCAAGCAACGTAGCAATTGGGCCAAATGCTCTTAACTCCAACACCACAGCAGGACAAAGTACCGCTGTAGGCTATCAAGCGCTTTACACAAGCAATTACACAAGCGGCAATGCAAACAACACTGCTGTTGGATATTTAAGTTTTTACTTAAACGCCACTGGAACTGGAAACACAGGTATTGGCGTTGGTTCTGGTTATGCTAATTTAGGCTCATCCAATGTGGCAGTTGGTATTAACGCTTTAAATTCAAGCGGTACTGGTAGTAATAACGTGGCAATAGGTGACTCTGCTTTGTTATCAAACACCACAGCAAATAACAACAGTGCTGTTGGATATGAAGCATTGTATGGAAACACCACAGGAACTTCAAACGTAGCCTTTGGGCAAAATACGGCAACAGCAAACACCACAGGCTCAAACAATGTGGCAATTGGTAATTTGGCATTACGTTTCAACACCACAGCGGGGAACAATACGGCTGTAGGTTATCAGGCGGGGTACAGCAATACCACAGGCGCAGGTAATGTTTTTGTGGGTTATCAGGCAGGACAAGACAAAACAACAGGTACTTTTAACACTGTTCTTGGTCTTCA